TAAAGATAATAAGTCCAAACGAGCAGTTACTCTTCTAGTTTCTGCTCTTAGCATTGGACTTGGCCTCTATGGAATTTATCGACTCACCAAAAAGTCGAAAACCAAAAAGGTCATTATCGAAAAGAAAACCACAGCTCAAACATCCACTGACACTCTCGAACAACCTGACTCTCAAGCTCCCGAACCCCCTGATGAGGAAGGATACAATGGTGGCGACGCTAAGGGTAAGAAAAAGCCCCCCGCAAAACCGCCAACCTCCCCACTCGTCCCACGCAAGATCCATGCCAACAAAATTGAAAAGGAATTTATCAACAATCCAGCAGCATATTTCAACTCCCCCCATCTTGAGTTGAATTGTCCTGCTTCATTTGCTGTCCAGAAAATTTTGTGTTCAAATGCCTATCTCATTCAAATTGTTTTCCGACAGGATTCTGATGGCACATTGATTGGTGGTTTGCTTCGGGGCTTCTTTTTAAAAGATAGCCTTTTCGTTGTGAATCGTCACTTGATTGCCATTTCGGAGTCTGAATGGAAAACAGCTCATTTCAATCTCTACAATGTCTTTGACAAAGTCCTAAATATCAAAGCGACAGATGTCTCAGTCACGGAGTATACACAGAACGATGAGTGCCACCATGATCTTATTGTTATAGACTTTAAGAAAAAGGTGAGTACAAAACTCGATTTGTTTAAACTCCTTGGCGGGGATATCTTTCTCGAGCAGAAGCGTCTCAAGGATCTCGAAAGACGCAGAGTGACTATTTTCACGGTTATGCTCAATGCTAATTATGAAAATACTCAGTCTGGCGCCCTAGAAATCGGAGGCAAATCTGCTTGGTATATTGAAATGCAACACACTTACATAAAGTATGTTCGTGAGGAATATTTGGAAGTTAGAGGTCCGAATAACGAAGATCTCTATACGTACAATACTCTCGAATATGACATGCAAAGTGTGCCAGGTTACTGCGGAAGCGTGGTAATCGTGAATGACAATGATTATGCAGGAAGAATTGTCGGCATCCATATGGCTGGATCATGTAACGGAGACACCTCTTTTGCACAGGCCTTGTGGAGCGAAATGTTTGATGGGTACAGGAACAAAACTCATCTCTCTCGGACAATTATTGGAAATGCAGAACCGAAAACGATCTTAGATCTTAGTACGTTTGAACTGGCGGGTACTATTCCCCAGGTCATGCACTCCTCTACAAAGTCCAAAATCTCAAAATCTCCAATCCACAACAAGTTGTTTGAGACGCAAAAGAAGCCAGCTCATCTCGGCTTCCATAATGGTACACACGTTGTAAACACTGCAATGTTGAAATACTTGGAACCCAGTCTTGCTTTGAACAGTGAAAATCTCTCGATATTTTACGGTTTTTTGAAATCTACTTTCAATCCAACACGAAAATTAGCAGAATTTGATCTGGAAACAGCAATTCGGGGTATTCCCGGTAGTGCCTATGTGCTCCCAATCAACAGGTCTTCAAGCGCGGGATATCCCCTATGCTTGGAAACCAAACGGAAAGGTAAAACTGAATTCCTTGGAAGTGATGAGAATTACATTGTTGATCACCCTCGAGTAATTGAGGAAATCAATGACTATATTCTCTGTGCTTCAAGTGGTGAAGATACAAAGTGTTACTTTGTTGTCACTTCTAAGGATGAGCTCAGACTAATTCAGAAAGTCGAGGAAGGTAAAACTCGTTGCTTTGCCGCGGTCCCATTAGCCGCATCAATAGTAATGAGACAAAAATATCTCGACATCTCTGCAAACGTCATGGAAGAACGCATTGGTAACTCATCACTCATTGGCATTAACTGCTATAGTACTGAATGGGACCAAGCTGCTCGAAAGCTCCTTTCCGTTGCCCCCCCAAACGCAAACCAGTTTATTGCTGGTGACTTTTCTAATTTTGATGGATCTCTCAACCGCGATTTCTTGTGGAAAATCTATCAATTTTTGGAAGAGTGCTACGGACGCTCTGGCGACAGAGTAACCGAAGCAATTTGGCGTGATTTACTGGAATCCAAACAAATTTTTGGAAACGCAATCTTTAAGATTGTGCGAGGACATCCTTCTGGACATCCACTCACTGCACTTTTGAACACTCTCTACAATGCTGGATTAGTGTATGTGGTTTTGTATCGCATCCTTGAAGAAATAGGTACCTTAGAGTCCTTCAGTATTCAGGAGCAACTGCCACTGCATTATTCTGCTCTGTATTATGGAGATGATAATTGCATTGCGTTTTCACGCCAATTGGCTGAGGTAATTCCACCCTCAACCTTACCAAAGATGATGTCGGTCTTTGGTCACAAATATACGACAGACACAAAAGATGGAAGCTCCTTCGAGTATAAGACTCTCTCTGAGGTTAGTATATTGAAGCGTCGATTCTTACGAGATGAGACGAATTGGTATGCTCCCTTGGAACTGGTTTCTATTATGGAACCCCTTAACTGGGACAAAATAAAACCAGGTAAAGTAGAGGCTAAAAGGCAACAATTAGCTTCAAACATGAGAATTGCAATACGCGAACTCAGCCTCCATCCTAGCTCAACATTCGAAGAATGGCGAGCTAAAATCACAAGTACTGCGCAAGACGAAAGAATTGCCCTAACTCCCGACTGCTACTACGAACAGCGAATTCTTCGTGACAGTTTAAAACGGGACGCGGACATACCTTTTATGTATGCGGATACTGGTGAAATCATACGGTCGTTGTTTCTTGACAGCTCCTCCGCAGCGGAGGACTCCGTCGACACCGACTATGAGGAAGACACTATGTCTTCCGAAATCATGCGGGATACGTATTTACGTATGGAAGGTACCGCGATGGCAGCCCCATCAAAACTTTCCACCCCAAAACTGTCTACGGTTTCGTCCGACCCAAGACATTTATCTAAGGACTAGCACAACAATGAACACAATCACATCCCAAAACTCAATGTCGAACACTGCTACAGCTATGAATGCAACTCTGGCCCCCGTTGGTGATGTTCCTTACCTCGATGAGGCAAAGGATCTAAATCCCTCGGGAACTGAAATCATCACTTTTTCCACCGAACAGGTGCCAGATGTTGAATCCATTCCTGAACCCATGGACCTGAATGCCTCCACTTTGGATATCATTCAGGAAACGCGCGAACACACTATAAAAGATATACTCTGCAGAGAGTATGCAATCGCTGACGGCACTATTACCACTGGCGGAAACGAAAACTCCATCTTGTTTCGAACTCAACCTTTGACCGCATTACTTCAGCAATCGAATGTCTTGGAAAAGATATCCCGTTTTGCAATTATGCGCTCCGACCTTGAGCTACGAGTGGAATTTACGGCTCCCCCAACAATTCAAGGGGCTTGCATGGTCACTCTCTATCCCGACCTAAGCCCTATTGCCATCAACGATCGCCTTCGCAATCGCTTGCAGCGTTCCCAGGCCCCGAGACAGGAAATTATTTTGAGCACAGTTAAGTCACTTTATATGCGTATACCGTGGATTTCTGCCTTCTATGGAAGAAACCTACTGACTGGCACTGGTAACATCGGAGAGTTCGTTCTTTCAAGAATCGTACCCTCAGCCACTGCTACTGCAACATACAAAGTATATGTTAAATGTGACATGAATTCACTCAAAATTGAGTATCCTACCTCGGGATCTGTGGCTCTCACTGCATCCCAACTTGATGAATATATCAACTCCCTTCGTCAAGAGCAAGCCGAGGCTTCTAAACGGCTTGCGATTCGTGTTGAACCTAAAATCACTTATGGAAACCTCACTCTGCAACAACGAGTTTTGCTTGATTCTTCCCGCATCAAGTGTGGCGGAAAATTTCTTCTTTTCTCTAAGCTCTTCAGTAAAGACGACCCTCGTCTAGGTCTTATTAATCACTGTGAGCTCGAAAGAGCTCTAGGTGGTGAAACGATCGAGATAAAACCTGAATTTTGGCACCTCACATCGGAAGATGTTGAACGTGCTCACGACCCCCTTGTGCTTCACGGCAAGAAGGAGGTTGTTCAGCAAGAGAAGAAAGGAAAGCTTTCCGGCATACTGGATGCAGGATCAAAAGTTGCTACTATAGCATCTGGTGTTCCAGTTATCGGTAGCGTTGCTGCCGCAGCAGCCCCGATTTTGTCAATTGGATCAAAAATTGCAGGCCTTTTTGGTTTTTCTAAGACTATCGCAGAAAAGCCTATACGACCAATTCGTATTAAGCCCGCTGATGCCCATTTGTCAAATGAGGGTGTTCTGCCATCACACACCTTCTCAATAACTGGTAATACTTCAATCAAAACAGATTCTGGTCAATTTGGATCAGAAGCAGATGAGATGTCCATTCGCTTCCTAGAACGCAGCACGGCCATTATCGCTGATTTTCGCGTCGCAACGAGTACGCCGGTCAATACTGTAGTGTATGCTGTGCCATGTACGATCGCCCAATATGATCGTGAACAGGGTGATGAATACTTTTTCACTCACCAAACTTGGCTCGCAAACGTTATGGAAAAGTGGCTTGCTACTCTTCTTTTCGATGTAAATTTCACTGGGAATGGCTTTCATGTTGCTAAACTTCGCATGTCTTTCAATCCAAATGATACCGGACTCTACGAAGCTGGTGATACCATCCCACTCAACACACTCAATGCGCTCAGAGGGAAAGTCGTCGCTTTCGGCGAACAAATTCCCAACAACACAATTTCAATAGAACCAGTGGCGACAAGCACCATGAAAATCGTTCCATCGACTCGCAATGCAAACGGAGTTGGCAGTAATGCCACATACGATGCAAATCGTTTCACCGAGCAATGCAGTTATGGCATGTTGTACATCACGGTGGAAGTTCCTTTCAGAGCTACCTCCGATCTCGTTGCGCAGTATGCCGACTTTTATGTTACTTTTTCCACTGAAGATTTAATTTTATCTCATCCAACAATGCACATCCCTTTCGCACCTCGCACACAGATAGATAGACGCCCCATCATGCACGGTCTTCGTGACACCATCAGTGACGGCTCCATCAAAGCTTCTAGATCCGAACGTTTCGAACTTAAATCTTCAAATTATCTTTCAAGCACTGCTATGGGAAGCGGAGTGGGTAACCATCTCCTTTCTTGTGGCGACGCTCTCAACAGCATCAAAAATATCCTTAACGCTTTTTATGTTTTCTCTCCAACACAAAATGTGCAGGCTTTTCAGAGTATTATGGTTATGCCTTGGGCTGTGCGTCCGATTAACACTCAGACTCCACAGCAACACTTTCGCTTTTTCGATGCTTTTGATTATTTTGCGGTTGGCTACGGATTCTGTAAAGGAAGTATGAACATTCGCCTTGCAAAGGTTGATCAATCTCAGCCTTTGGGTGAAGTTCTCCTCCAGAGCCCAACTCACAACTATGTCAATCCGACATTTGCAGCAACAGCATCTCAAGCGACTGGAATTGCCACTTCAACAACAACTGCGTTAGCACGTAGTGGCACCAGAGCTATACCAATATATTCCGAAGAATGCACACCCGACTTTAACATTCCATTTTACAGTCCATTTCATATTCATCGCGTTTCAACTGATGGAGCTTCCTCTTTTCAAGTAGGTCGTCTCGATAACCGTCTCATCATTCAGCCTTATGCAACCCAAAGCTACCGCATATTTCGTGCGGTTGGCGATGACTTTCACTTTGGCACATTGACATCCCTTCCTGGCTTCAACATGGACACTACCAACGTCCTTAGTTAAGCCCGCACTCTTCAAGTGCACAGCCAAGTTCTCCGCAAGGAAGAAG